AATAAGAATGACTTGCGTGCATTTGCTGGTCTTCGTACTTCCGAAGGTCGTAAGGTTCATACCGTTGATTACATCAATCAAACCATCGATGGCATTCCTTATGTGATCAACTCACATTGCAAAGCGATCGCTGACAGTGCAACCACTGCAGGTGAGTATGCGATGGCTTATGGTTCTCTAAAGAACTATGAAGTGCCTATCTTCTCACCGGTTGAAATCGGCAAATCGACAGACTACAAATTTAAAGATGGCATTATCTGCTACAAAGCATCTGTATTCACTGGTGGTAATGTGGTAGGTTATAAAGGTTTCCTTCGTATCAAGAAGAAAGCCGCTGCTTAATCGGAGGAACTAAATCATGGCCATACTCGATATAGTAAAGAAAGCACTCTTGATTCCTCTAACAGAAACATATGCTGATGAGGAGTTATTGTCTCATATTGAGGCTTGCAAAGAACTCATTCGTTCGGTCGGTGTGGCCAATGATGTCGTAAATGGTGAGGGAGTCCCAATCGTGGATTCCCTCATCCTTATTTACTGTAAGACGTTCTTTGGTTTTAAGAACGATGGATCTGTGAAAGAACTTCCGAAGAGTTTTGAAATGCTCATCAAGCAGCTATCATTCACGAAAGGAAGTACTTCCTAATGTTTCCAAGTTCTCCCAACATCAAATTAACGCTTCTAAAACTAGATAACACACCAGATAACATAGGGAATCGAAAACTAGTCCTTATCAGTTCTAAAGAGGTTATTGGTATTAATATTTCAGTGACTTCAAAAGAATATTATGAAAGCAAAAAAACAGACATCAGAATTGATGTTGCAGTCAAAATTCAGAGCTTCTTATATGATGGGTCTAGACATGCATTGATTGATTCAAAGGTTTATAAAGTCGAGCGAACTTACATCAGCGGTCAGTTTATTGAGCTTTATTTTGTTGAAACAAAGATAAAAAAAGGTGATATTGATGGTCTCATTGGATGAATTAGCACTTGGAATTGGTGAGCTTGTCGAATCTTATGCAAATGATGTCATCAAAGAAATGGAAAAAGTACTAGACGAAATCGCAGATAAAGTACTTTCTTACATTCAATCAAAAGCACCAAAGAGTGGTCAGGCATATGGGTTTGCAGAATCGTTTGTTGCTATTCCTGAAGGTGAAGGCATCAATAAGCGTATCGCCATCTATTCAAGCACTAAAGGAAGGTTAACTCATTTACTTGAGTTTGGATTTACACATCGTGGTGGTAAATTTGTGGGACCACGTCCATTCATGCGACCAGCATTTGATGCATTCGCACCTGATATGGTTGAGAAAATCAAATCGATTATTGAAAGAGGTGGATCCTCATGAGTTTTATAGAACATCTGTTCCAGATACTTGATGGTGTTTTACCAAATCGAGTGTCTTATGGAACAAACATAACAGGTGTAAACGAACTCCATGTATACCCATTTATTGTCTATCAAGAAATCAGCGATAGAGTTCAAATCTATGCAGATAACAAATCGGCAGTTCGTATCATCACCTATCAAATCACACTTGTCACAGAATCAAAAGAACCCACAATTGAGGAGCAATTAGAATCAGCTCTATATCAATCGGGTTTTAATTATCAAATGATTACAGAATACGTCAATGACGATAACTCGGTAACCAGAGTTTATGAAATCAAACAGGAGGAAATAAAATATGAGTAATAAAGTCACATTCGGACTTACCAATGTTCATTATGCACTCGCTACAATTGCAGTAGATGGTTCCTGGACTTTTGGAACACCAAAGCGTCTGGTTGGTGCTCAAGAAATCACTACTGAAATTATCGGTGGCAGTTCACAAGTCTATGCAGACGATAAGGTTATCGCAACCCTAGTCTCCAATTCAGGCTCAACCGTCACGCTCAAGTTTACAGAGATTGATGATGAATTTAAAAAGGATATCTTTGGATTTAAGACGGACACCAATGGCAACTTTGTCGAAGTGGTTAACAATGAAACCAAGACCTTCGCATTGGGCTATGAAATTCAAGGCGATGCTAAAGCTCGTCGTATTTGGTATTACCTATGTACAGCTACACCTTCAGGGGATGCAAGCAAATCCAAAGCGGACTCCATTGAAGCTAACTCAATCTCACTTAACATCACTGCTCGCCCGATCGAGTCAGGTAATAATCTGATCCTTCGAGTGATTGCAAGTGTTGGAGATACGAACTACACGAATTTCTTGTCAACATCGCCAGTATTACCTACATTCATCTAAGGAGGATTGAACTATGGAAAAAGTTATTAAACTCGGTGACAAGGAGTATAAACTCCACTCGTCACTTTTTACAATCATCGATTATCGTAATGTGTTCGGTTCTGAACTTTTCAGTGACATCAAAAAACTAGAAAAGGGTAAGAACATAAAGGAAGAAGATTTCTCGCTTGTGATCGATACGATCTTCCGGATCATCTACGTTCTTCATCGTCCATTCAGTAAAACATCCTATAATGATTTCTTGATGGCACTTGATTTTGGGATCTTAAGTGATACAGAAGAACTAGGTGTTCTATCGCAAACTATCGGGGAGATGTTAGGCACTCTCCAAAAAGGCACCAAACCATCCCCACAGTCCAAATGATGAGCCCGAGTTTGGTGCAACCTCAAACATTATCTTTAACTTGGCTCATCTAGGACTCTCAATTGAGGATTCTAAATATTTTGATTTAACGACTTATTTTGAGTTAGTTCAACTTGAAATGAAAGTTATTGATGGAAAACAAAGCAATAGAAAAGCAAATCAAAGAGATATTGACTCTTTTTTACTATAGTTACTATACAATTTACTAAATTACTATTGACAGTAAATAGAGTAATCGTATATACTGTAATCAGTAAATCGAAGTAACAAAAAGAGAGAAGGGTGAATATATGTCTAAGTTAACGTTTGAGATTGATGATGTTCAACTACAAGAAGTGAGTCGAATTTTGGATTCAGTAGGATTAGATCTTGATATTGCGTTTAGTATTTTCATCAAAAAAATCATTAAAGAGAAGGGGTTACCCTTTGCAGTTAAGCAAAATGCTGAATCGATTCATCGTGAAGTGATAACTGATGATGGAGATGAGACTACACTTGAAGCAATTCGATCACGACGTTCAAACAACAGCATTAGTCCTGAAATGATTGAGGAAGTTTGGAGTGCATTTAAAAACTATCAAAACGGACTCGAAGAAGTAAAAGTATTAGCTTATTTAGTTTCATTAAAATCTGGAATGAATCTCGGAAGTGCGACAATTTATTTGAACATTTTAATCAAACTTTCAAAGGGCGAGATTAATCGTCGTTCAATGAAAACAAGTGATTTCGAGTTTTTTCTCAAGAAATTTAAAGATGAGTTTGGCGATGGAATGTACAAAAATGCCATTGAATCTGTAAGAATATCAATTCCTTATTGGAAAAGCAACATTCCAACTTTTGCAGAAGGTATGGAAGTGCTGCTATCTAAGATAGAAGGTGAATGAGATGACTGAAAAAGAAATTCTTAATCGCTTTGAATTATACTTGGAATCAGAAGGATACAGTGTAGTAACACCCAAGGGTTTACCAAGCACTACTTATGATTATGCGCATGCAAGAATTCCGTTTGTATTAAGAGAAGAACGAATCAGCATCCAAACACTTATGAATGAAATAGATCTGTATGTCAAAATGTATGATTTTTGTGGATTGAAATCTAATATAGGTAATAAAAGTCATAGAGCAGTCATCAATGCTTTAAAGAGATTTCAAGAGTTTGTGACTAAACAAAGTTAGGAGATAAACTATGATAGTCTCATTGTTGAAAGAAGAAATTGTATCAAAATTACGCCTTATAAGATCTAAGATCCCAGTGTCATTGTTATCAATTTTTGATAGTAATTTCAGCGTACTATTCCTTGAATCTGAAATTGCATTTAACTATTTTGCATTAGGTATGCGTGAAGTAGTTAATAGAACAATAAGTGAATTATCAAATAAGGAGCAAGTACGTAATAGTGAATGGTTTCCTAGCTATGGAACACACGGGGATGACCCAAAAAAGATCTCAACCAAACAGCTGCTGGCCAATATTGTACTTAAAGAACATTCAAAGGATGTTTTGTTCAAATTATTTCCTATTGATAACAGCATAGACGCTCTATGTGAAATGATGAAAAAGCTAAGTAATTATGTGCATCTCTCATTAAGACTAGAGAGTGATCAGATTACCGATGAATTAGAAAATGTCATAGTAATCTGTGGCAGCTTTTTCGAGACATTAAGTTCTGTGCAAAAGGAAATAGAAGATTTAGTTGAAATTACCGAAGAAGGTGTTTTTGATGATGTTCGATCAAGAACGATTCAAGAACTTGATGAAATCGCTACGCATTACGGTTCGCATGACGTTGAAATCGATAAAATCGTGATACAAGAATTATTAGAAGAATCTAGTGATGGTATGAAAGTAAATGTTTTATGCCAAGGTCGAATTAGTTCCGAATTACAATATGGATCTGATGCAGATCAAACTAGGGATGAAGGAGCAACAATGAATATTGAGTTTCCGCTTGAAGCCGTTGTTGAACTAGTATATGCACGTGATGGTGGTGAATTAATGGTTATGGAAGTAAATGTTGTTTCTGTGGATGTTGATAATTCAAGTTGGTACGATGAATAAGCACTTCGGTGCTTTTTTCTTTATAGTTAAGGTGGTGAATAAAGATGGCAGAAACAGTCAAAGGGTTAAACATTAAGTTAAGTCTTGATGGTAGAGATTTAGAGAACGAACTTAAAGAGATTCAATCAGATCTCAAAGAACAACAGAGAGATCTCAAAGCTATCAATACGAATCTTAAGTATGACAGCTCAAATGTTGAACTCTGGAAACAGAAACAATCAAAACTCAATGATATCCTTCAAACTACTAAGAAGAAACTGGAAACTCAAAACCAAGAACTCAATAAAGCAAAACAAGCAGTCAAACTTGGTGAAATGAGTGAAACTGAGTTTAACAAACTAGCACGTAATGTTTCCTACACAGAAGCTGAAGTATCTAAACTCAATAAAGAACTCCAAAATACAAAAGGTAAAATTACAG